GCAGCTTCGCCGCCCAGGTCCAGTTCCGGCTCTGAAGGCCCGCTCAACACCCGCTCACGCGCACTTAAGGAGGCTTTATGTCCAACCCCAACAAGGTCATCGGCCAGGCGACCATCACGATCGATGGCGAACGCATGCCGACCGATGGCCAGACGACGCTCGATATCGGCGGCGTCACCCGCAATTCGGTGACCGGCGACTATGACGCTGGCAGCTTCAACGAGACGCCGCGCCCGGCCCAGCTCAACATGAGCCTGCTGGTCAAGCAGGGCCGTTCGCTCGCGCAGATCAGGGCGATCGACAACGCCACCGTCACCATCCGCTTCGACACCGGGCAGACCTATGTGATGCGCAACGCGTACACGAGCGAGGCTTCCACCGTGACCAGCAACGACGGCAAGGCGGCAGTCGTGATGATGGGTCCGCCCGCCGAGGAGCTGCTCTGATGGCTGCGCAGACGATGCACCGGCTCAAGCATCCGGTAACCCTTCAGTTCCGCCAGGCCGACGGCCAAGTCCGCGACGAGTCGATCACTGAGCTGCCGCTGCGCCGCCCAACCGCCAAGGACCTGCGCCTGGTGGACAGCTTCGGCGGGCAGATGGTCGGCATGATGATTGCGCTCATCGCTTCGCTGTCGGGGCAGACGGTCGAGGTGATCGAGAAGCTCGACGCCGAGGACTTTGGTGACCTGTCGGACGTGGTCGGCGATTTTTTGCCCGATGGCCCGAAGACTGGGCCGACCGGCTAGGCGACCTCGCCGGGGTTTTCCAGTTCCAGCCATCCGAACTGATGGCGCTGGACATTGACGATATCGAGTTCTGGACCGCCCAGGCGGTCCGCATCCACGGCAAGGCGGAATGACGCATGGCGCTTAAGCTATCCCTGTTGCTGCAAGCGGTCGACCGGATCAGCGCCCCGGTGCGCAAGGTCCGCGACAGCGTGCAGCGCATGGGTGACGGCGTCGAGCGGGCCGCACGCAAGGTCAACCGCGCAGGCGGTCCGGTCGATCGGCTCGGCGGCAAGGTTCAGGGCCTGCGCAACAAGATGCTGGCCATGCTGGTCGCGGCCAACCGGGCGGCAGGGCCGAACGGCATCGACCTGCTCGGAAGGGCCAGCGACAAGGCAGGCTATGCGGTCGGCAGCCTTCTCCGGAAGCTTGGGGGCGCGGCTCTTGGCCTGGCAAAATGGGGCGCGGCTGCCGGTGCAGGTGCCGGTGGCTTTGCCATATTCGACATGTTCACGACTGCCGCTCAGTTCGAAGATTTCGAGATCATGCTCACCAATCTCGAAGGTTCGTCTGAAAAGGCCAGGCAGTCGATGGCTTGGGTACAGAAGTTTGCGGAGACTACGCCGTACTCGCTTGAGGAGGTGATGGAAGCATTTGTCCAGCTCAAGGCTTACGGGATCGATCCAATGGGCGGTGCTTTGGTCGCGCTGGGCGATACGGCAGCTGGCATGAACAAGCGGCTGATGGATGCAGTCGAGGCGTTGGCTGATGCCGAGACGGGTGAGTTCGAGCGGCTGAAGAGCTTTGCAATTCGAACAAGGGTCGAAGGCGACAAGGTCACTTTCAGCTACCAGAAAAATGGCAAGGCCATTGAGAAAGTCGCAAAAAATCAATCTGCGGCCATCCGTGGCGTGCTGATCGAAGTGATGGGCGGCAAGTTCCTCGGCATGATGGATCAGAAGTCGAAAGGCTTCAACGGGCTCGTCCGCAACATGGGCGACAAATGGACGCAGTTCCTTAACATGATCGCGGACGCCGGTGTGTTCGATAAGGTCAAGGGCCTCTTAGAGCAGATACTCGCTCGCGTCGAACAATTGGCTGCGGATGGCAGGCTCCAGGAATGGGCGGAGCGCATCGGTGACAAGCTGGAGCGCGCCTTCGACTGGGGCTACAAGTTCGTCACGGAAACCGATTGGCAGGCCGTTGCCGATGGCATGTCGGCGATCGTGTCGGTGCTCGGCACCATCATTTCCTTTATCGGCCGTGCGGCGACCGCCTGGTCGCGCTGGCAGGCCGATGTGCAGCGCAAGCAGCTCGAGAATATCCGCGACGGCTGGTTCACTTCTTCCGAAGACAAGGCGGCCGCACAGCGCGGCCTTGCCGAGCTTGATGCCCGCGAGGGCCGAGCTCCGCGTCGTCGCCCGGCGTCCAGGCCAAAGGCTGGAAGCTGGCTGGAAAGCATGGGCAAGCCCATCTCGCCGCGCCCGGCCATGCCGCGTGCGCGTGTGCCGGGCTCTCCAAGTGCCAGCGCCGACCAGGTCAATGTCGGCGGCAAGGCGACCGTGCTGGTCGAGGTCAAGGGCCAGGCGACCGCGCGCCTCGCCGACTTCAGCAAGAAGGGTGACGTGCCCTGGTCGATCCAGGTCGCGCGCAGCAACTGGGTGCCGTCATGAGCTGGCGCGAAGACTATCAGCAGGGGAGCTTTCGGGGCGTCGATTTCCGCACCGAATATCACGAGCGCTCGGGCGGCCGCCGCGTCGTCGCGCACGAGTTCCCCGGCCGCGACGAGCCTGTCACCGAAGACCTTGGCCGGTCGGCGCGCAGCTTCTCGATCGACTGCTTCGTCATCGGGGCAGAATATCGGGCCGATCGCGACGCGCTGATCGATGCGCTGGAGGCGTTCGGACCCGGCCTGCTGGTGCATCCGTTCCACGGCTCGATGAACGTCAACGTGCTGTCCTACCGCTCGACCGAGGACACCGAGGAAGGCGGCATGTGCCGCTTCTCGATCGAGTTCGTCGAGTCGGGCGTGCCGGTCGCAGCCATCCCGCAGACCGATTGGGCCGCTGCCCTGGCGTTCGAGGCCGACGACGTGCTCGCCGACGCACCGGGCAGTTTTGCCGACGATTTCGACATTGCCGGCGTCGCCGATTTCGTCGCGGACGCGGCGGGCGAGCTGGTGAACGGCGCTGCCACATTGACCCAGTTCATCGCCGCTGCGCAGGGCGGCATCGGCCCGGCGCTGCGCGCGTTCACGGCGGGGCTCGGCTTCCTGCCCGCCAACCTCCAGTCGCTTCTGCGCGAGCCGCTGCGCCTTGGCCAGGCCGTGGTCGGGTTGGTCAGCACGGTGCAGGCGCTGGGCAGCAATGGCCGGGTGCGTGTCGAGAGCTTCATGGCGATGACCACGTTCGGCGAATCGCTTAAGCCCGTGATCGGCACCACGCCCTCGCGCCAGCGCCAGGCCGACAACCAGGCTGCATTCGTTCACCTTTACACATCCGCTGCCAGTGCCGAGCTGGTCCGCGCGGCCAGCCGGATCAGCTTTTCGAGCTACGAGGACGCGGCGCTGATGCGCGACCGGGTCAGCGCCCGGCTCGACGTCCTCGCGATGCGCGCCGCCGATGTCGGGCAGGACGATCGTGCCGAGCTGTTCGACCGGCTGCGGCGCATTGTGGTGCGCGATGTCACCCAGCGCGGCGGCACGCTCGCCCGCGTGCACGATCTGGCGATCGGCGCGACCCAGCCCGCGCTGCGCGTCGCCAACCGGCTTTACGGCACCGGGCCCGGCTCGGGCGGTGTCGAGGGACGCGCTGCCGATATCGCCGCGCGCAACCGCGTGCGCCATCCCGGCTTCGTGCCGGGAGGCGTGACGCTGCGCGTGCTTTCGGCCGCGCTGCCCAAGGGGGCTGGCAATGGTCGATGATGTCGTCCTGCTGCTCGATGGCGTGCGATATGCTGGCTGGACCGAGCTGACCGTGCGCCGCGCGATCGACACCGTGCATGGCGAGTTCGACCTGCGCCTGGCCAGCCGCGAGCGCAGCGATGCTGCCCAATGGCCGCTGCGCGCGGGCGCGGAATGCACCCTACTGGCCGGGTCGGACGAGGCCGGTTTCCAGACGCTCATCACCGGCTATATCGACCGGCTCTCGGCCTCTCTGACCGATCAAGAGCATGCCATCTCCATCTCGGGTCGCGATCGGACCGGCGACCTGGCCGACTGCTCTGCCGTCCACAAGCCGGGAAGCTGGCGCAACGTGCCGCTCAAGAAGATCGTCGAGGACCTGGTCGCCCCGTTCGGTATCGCGGCGCAGGTCACCGGTGACGTTGGCGCGCCGATCCCGAAATTCGCCCTTCAGACCGGCGAGACGGTGTGGTCGGCGATCGAGCGGCTGCTCAAGTTTCGCGGGCTGATCGGATGGACGCAAAGCGACGGCTCGCTGCTGATCGGTCAGCCCGGCAAGGGCGGCGTGATCGCGCGCCTGGCCGAGGGCGAGAACCTGCTCGACGTGTCGGCCGATCACGACGTGACCGAGCGCTTCAGCCAGTATGTGGTCAAGGGTCAGGCATCGGGCAGCGACGAGCGCAGCGGCGAGGCGGTGACGCTGGTCGGCGCAAAGGCGACGGACGCGGCCGTCGGCCGATATCGCCCGCTGATCATCGTCGCCGAGGAGCAGAGCGACAAGGCCTCGGCCCAGAAACGCGCCGATTGGGAAGCCAATACCCGCGCCGCGCGCAGCCAGCCGGGCACCGCCCGCGTGCTGGGCTGGCGCGATCCACGCGGCCAGCTATGGCGGCCCGACACCCGCGTCGAGGTCGATGCGCCATCGGCCTATCTGTCGGGCGAGATGCTGGTCTCCGGCATCACGTTCATGCGCGGCAACGATGGCGGCACCACGACCATGCTCGAGCTGACCCGGCCCGAGGCCTGGACGCTGATGCCGGTGCCCGCAGGGGCCGATCCTTCGCAGGTGGGCGCATGAACGGCTTCGCGCGATTCCTGAAGCCGCTGGAGGGCCGCGTGCGCCTGATGATCAGCCGCGCGATCGTGCGCCTGGTCGACGACGCGACAAAGGCGCAGAGCGTCCAGATCGAGCTGCTCGAAGACGAGAGCCAGGACGCGGTCGAGCGCTATCAGGATTATGGAATCACCAGCGTGCCGCATCCCGGTGCCGAGGCGATCGCGGTCTCGGTCGGCGGGCTCCGCAGCCACGCGATCGTCATCAAGGTCGAGGACCGGCGCTACCGCCTGACCGGGCTGGAGCAAGGCGAGGTCGCGCTGTTCGATGACCTTGGCCAGCTGGTCAAGCTCGGCCGCGAGCGCATCGAGATCGTCAGCGACAACGAGGTCAAGGTCATAGCGCCGAAGGTCATCGTCGAGAGCGACGACGTGAACCTGGGTGCGGAAGGCGGCGAGAAGGTCGCGCGCATCGGCGACGATGTCGACCTTGGCACCGGCAAGATCATTTCGGGCAGCGACAAGGTGAAGGCGGCATGAGCGAGGATCTTCGTGTTCTGATCGACCAGGCGATCAAGGAACTGACCGTCGACGGCTATGAGCTGCTTGACGCGGGGACCGGCCAGAAGGTGGCCGACGAGTATCACATCGCGCCCAGCCAGCGCACCGTGGCGATCAGCCTGCAGGCGATCGACGGCCAGCTCGGCCCCAAGGGCGGCACGATGCTGTTCGCGATCGGCGCGTCGATCATCCGCGCGGTCATGCTCCTGGAGGCCGCGCAGGCCCGTCTTGCGGAGCGTGGCGCATGAGCAAGCGGCGCGAACAGCGGCGCACTCGCGCCCGCCGCAGCCCGGCGCTGATCAGCTGGGCCATCGCGGACGATGACCTGCCGCGTTTCGATGCACTGTTTCGGGAAGCGGGGGTGCCTTTTGAGCACCCGTTGACGGCCTGCAGGGTCTGGACGGAACTCGACAAGACCCCGCGCCGCTTTCGTGGACGGTTCGGCGTTGGCGAGACGTGCCAGATCAACATGCGCCGGGATCGTACTTATTCGATGACCTGCAAGATCGCGATCAAGGTGGTCGGCAAGCCGAAGGCGGAGGCCGCATGACAGACGCCGCCCTCATCTGGAATGCCGACGCGTGGTTCGGCGACCTCGCGATCGAGCGCGGCGCGGTCGTGCTCGATGCGGGCCTGCGCACCGCGATCCTGATCAGCCTTTTCAGCGATGCGCGCGCCCCGGCCGACGCACCGCTGCCCGAGGAGTCGGCCGACCGGCGCGGATGGTGGGGCGATGATTTCCCGGCCAGCGAGGCGCGGCGCGGCCAGACCGGCTCGCTGCTCTGGCTGCTCGCCCGATCGAAGATCACCTCGGCGACCATCAACCGCGCCCGCGAATATGCTGCCGCCGCGCTCGCCTGGCTGCTGGCCGATGGCATCGCCTCGCGGCTCGATGTCCAGGTCGAGGCGCAGGACGGCCAGCGCCTCGCCATCCGCGTCGAGCTGGACCGGCCGCAGGGACCGTCGCGCGAGCTTTACGACTATGTCTGGGAGGCCTCTGCATGACGTTCATCCGTCCGACCCTGAGCGAGCTGATCGAGCGTTCGCGCACCGATATCGAAAGCCGCCTGCCGGGTGCCGATACGCGGCTGCGCCATTCGCTGCTCGACGTGCTGTCGCGCATGCACGCAGGCACCGCCTCGGGCGTCTATGGCTATGTCGACTGGGTGGCGCGGCAGATACCCTTCGACACGGCCGACAGTGACATTCTCGCCCGCTGGGCCTCGATCTGGGGCGTGCAGCGCAAGGCGGCGATTCCGGCCTCGGGCACGGTGCTGTTCGCCGGAGCGAACGGTTCGATCATCGCGCTGGGCACCGAGCTGACGCGGGTCGATGGCACCGCCTATCGAACGCTGGCGGCGGCGACCATTGCCGGTGGCCAGGCGATCGTCGCGGTCGAGGCGATCGACGGCGGTCCCGGCACGGACATGGCCGAGGACGCACAGCTGACGCTCAGCTCGGCGATCGTCGGCGTCAACGCACTGGCCGTGGTGCAGGCACCGGGCCTGACGGGGGGCGCGGACGAGGAAAGCGACGCCGATCTGCTCGGCCGCTTCCTGCAGCGCGTGCGCCAGCCCCCCGAAGGCGGGTCGGCCAGCGACTATGAGCGCTGGGCCTTGCTGTTGCCCGGCGTGACCCGCGCCTGGGTTTATCCGGCCTGGATGGGCGTCGGCACCGTGGGCGTCACTTTCGTGTTCGATGATCGCGAGAGCATCTTTCCGCTCTCGGCCGACCTGCTCGCAATGGAGGCTCATCTCGACGTTCTCAAGCCGGTGACTGCCGAGCTGGCCGTGTTCGCGCCGGTGCCGCGCGAGGTCGACATGACCATCCGCCTTACGCCGAACACCAGCCCGGTCCAGGAGGCGGTGCTGGCCGAGCTCGATGACCTGTTCGCGCGCGACGTCCAGCCGGGCGGCACCTTGCGCCTGTCGCGCATCCGCGAGGCGATCAGCCTGGCCCAGGGCGAGACTTTTCACGACCTGGAGCTGCCGAGCGTCGATCCGGTGTCCGGCCCTGGCGAGATGCTGACGCTGGGCGAGGTCACGTTCGTATGACGCTGGGCCTGACCACACGCGCGGCGGCGGACTATCTCTCGCAGATGCGCCAGCTGCTGCCGACCGGCGCGGCCTGGAACGCGCCGTCGTCGAGCAACCTTGTGCAGCTGATCGCCGCGCTGGCCGAGGAATTTGCGCGCATCGATGCACGCGCGGGCCAGCTGATCGACGAGGCCGATCCGCGCACGACGCTGGAGCTGCTGCCCGATTGGGAGCGCGTGCTGGGCCTGCCGGATACCTGCTTCAAGGCCCCGGACAATGTGAGCGAGCGGCGGGTGGCACTGCGCCAGAAGATCACCGGCATCGGCGGGCAGAGCCGTGCCTATTTCGCCGAACTGGCAGCGCGGCTCGGCTATTTCATCACCATAACCGAGCACCGATCGGCGCGGGTCGGGATGATGGCAGGCGACCCGGTCAATGGCGAGGACTGGCAGTTCGCCTGGACCGTCAATGTCGAGCCGTTCGAGGGCGACCTGCCGACCAGCGCCGATTTCTTCGCTTACCTGAAGGTCGGCGACGAGGTCGGCGGCAGGCTGCGCGGCTTCGGCGCGATCGATATCGAGTGCGCGATTCGCCGTGCTGCCCCGGCCCACACCGTCGTGCTGTTCGCCTATCAGGTCGAGCCCGACGCCGCTTTCTGGATCGATTTCACCACCCCCGGCCCTGCAGTTTGAGGAGACAGCAACATGCACAGGATTGACACCAACGGGGCCGTCACTGGCCTGTTCCAGGAAGGCAACCCGGCGATCGGGCAGCAGGCGACGCGGCTCGGCGCGGCCTGGCTCAACGACATGCAGGAAAACATCGCCAAAGTGATCGAGGACGCTGGCATCGAGTTGGTCAAGGGCGACTACGACCAGCTCCGCGACGCGATCGTCGCAATGATCGCAGGCGTGGTCGGCGATGGCGATGGCGCGGTTCCGACGACGCTAACCGTAACCGGCGCGGGCCTGGCTACGGGAGGCGGCGACCTTACTACCAACCGGGTCATCACCGTGCCCAAGGCGCTGGCAGCAGATGTGGCGGCGGGAACCGATGATGCCAAGGCGGTCACCCCGCTGGCGCTCGCGGGCGGCATCGGTGGCAAGTCGCTGGCGGCGAGCGGTTATATCACCCTGCTCGGCGGCGTGATCATGCAATGGGTGACGGCCTCGGTCAGCGCCAACGGATCGACCAACGTCACCCTGCCGACGACCTTCCCCAGCCAGTGCGTGTTCGCGACCTTTTCGGGCGGCGGGGCGCTGACTAACGCGCAGGACAACGACCCGTTCGTCTCGAACCGTTCGGCCAGCACCGTCACTATCTTCAGCGCGCGCGACGAGGGCACCGTGGGCGTCGTCCTCGCCATCGGCTTCTAAGGAGCAGCACCATGTCCAAGTTCTTCAGCCCCTCCACCGCATCCTTCTATGACGAGGCCGTCCATGGGGCGTTCGAGATCGAGAAGCCGCAGACCCAGCGCGAGCTCAAGGCGGGCAAGCGGCCCATGAAGGTGCCTAACCCGGCCTGCAAGATGCCCGATGACGCGATCCCGATCAGCGACGCCGAGCACGCCGAGCTGATGCGCGAAGTCGCGCGCGGCAAGCAGATCATCGCGCGCGGCCGCAAGCCGGTGGCCGTCGATCAGGTCCGCTCGGCCGACGAGCTGCTCGCCGCGCGCCGCGCCCAGCGCGATCGCCTGCTGGCGCAAAGCGACTGGACCCAGCTCGCCGACACGCTGGCCGACGACCCATCACTCAAGGCCAACTGGGCGGATTATCGCCAGCAGCTGCGCGACCTCGACATGGCTGGCACCGATTGGCCCGAAGCGCCGGTCAATAGCCTGGGAGGGTCGATCTGATGGCCAAGCGCAGAAAGGCACCCGCCGTCGAGGCACCGCAGACGAGGGCCGAGGCGCTGGCGCTAGCCGATCGCTATGTCGCGCTTGAACAGGCAGCCGCCCGCGCCCAGGCGCAGCTCGACAAGGAGATCGCCGCCGCCAAGGCCAGCTACGCGCTGACCATGGAGGCGATCGAGCCGCAGCTCCAGGACGCCTTTGCGGGCTTGCGCGCCTGGTGGGCAGCGAACGCGGCCGAGCTGACCAAGGGCAAACGCCGGTCGATCGAGCTGGGCCCCGTCACCTTGGGCGAGCGTACTGGCATGCACAAGCTTAAGCTGCCCAAAGGCATGAAGGCCGAGGCGGCGCTGGCTTGGCTCAAGGGGCGCTGGTCTGGGGCGGTCGCCTTCATTCGCACAAAGGAGGAGCTCGACAAGGAGGCGGTGATCAAGGCGCTGCGCGCTGGCGTCGACGCGCCGCCTGATGTCCAACTGGCGCGCCTGCACTTTGCCGAGGGCAAGTTCGAGGTCGTCCAGGCGGAGGAGTTCTTCATCCGCACCGGCGAACCGGAATCGTCGATCGACATGCAAACGGAAGTCCGGCCGACCTCCTGAACGGAGGGAGGCCAAGGGGCGCTCCAACGCCCCTCAGCCGCGCGATTGGACCGCGCATCTCAAGGCCGCTGCAGCGGCCCGTTGATCCCCTCCACCGGCGCACCGGCAGGGGCCTTATGAGATGTGAGAAATGAAAGAGTCGAGTCTTTTGACGCCGGTCCGTCCGGTGAAGCCCGTCGCCCCATGGGTCGGCGGCAAGCGTGCCCTGTCAGGCCGTCTGGTCGAGATGATCAGCCGGATCGACCACAAGCTCTATGCCGAGCCGTTTGTCGGCATGGGGGGCGTCTTCTTTCGCCGCAAGCATCGCCCCGTATGCGAGGTCATCAACGACCGCAGCCGCGACGTGGCGAACCTGTTCCGCATCCTCCAGCGGCATTATCCGCAATTCATGGACACGCTCAAATGGCAGCTCAGCAGCCGCGCCGAGTTCGAGCGGCTGATGAAGGTCGATCCCGACACGATGACCGACCTGGAGCGCGCCGCGCGCTTCCTCTACCTCCAGCGCCTGGCCTTTGGTGGCGAGGTCGATCGTCGGACGTTCGGCGTCAGCTACACCAATGGAGCGCGGTTCGACCTGACGAAGCTGGGCACAATGCTGGAGGACGTGCACGAGCGGCTGAGCGGGGTCATCATCGAGTGTCGGTCGTACGAGCAGATGATCCGCCAGTACGACCGCCCTGGCGCGCTTTTCTACTGCGATCCGCCCTATTGGGGCTGCACCGACGACTATGGGAAGAACCTGTTTTTCGAGGCGGATTTCGAGCGCCTGAAGGACGTCTTAGCGGGCCTTCAGGGGGCCTTTATCATGTCGATAAACGACACCCCCGAGATTCGCGAGATCTTCGCTGGCTTCCCGCTCCAGGAGGTCACCCTGAACTATCGCCGCAGCGGGGCAGTGACTCCTGCGCGCGAACTCATTATCACCTCACGGCTAGCCGATAGTGGGAGGTGATTAGCGATGGCCTACAGTGATCTAAGCGTTTGGGAACACATCGACGCAATGCTCGATGCGCCAGATTTCTTTGTTGAGCTTCGCGTGGCTGGCTGCCCCGACCCGGTAGTGGTCAGAGGGCTCTCTTCGTTCGATGACGATGGCTTCATCGTGATAACTGGCGAGGCGGGGCAGGAGGTGGCGGTCAAGGCCAGTTCGATCGTCTTGATGCGGCGGTGCTGAGTGCTCCAGAATGTCTTGTCCGAGACTCCCGATTTTCGTGTCGCGCTACAATGGGTGATCAGCGGGCCCGGCGCGCCGGTGGCGGCAGCCCCCAGCACCAGCATGGCAAGGTCCGGGCAATTGGCCATGTAATTGCGGATTTCCTTGGTGGCATCGCCCATCCGCACC